GCCCTGAAAGCATGGTTTGCCGCAGGACTTCAATCAACATGATCAGAGGGTGTCGTTGCCGCGGCTGAACGACTCAGGATGACGAACAGCAATGTCGCAATCCTGCATGGCGACCACACGCACAGTGCCAGAGGTGCTGTTGGTGTAGGGGTCCACCATGATGTCGAGCCCGCTGAAGTAACCGATAATCAGATCAGCGAAGTTGCCGAACCACAGATCACCAGAGGCAACCTGATTGGAGAGCACGCCGCGGTAGCCGTTGACCTCGTTGCCCTCCATCACGAACATGCCGGAGCCGCTGTCCTTGGTTTGGGTCTTCAGAGAGCCGCGCATAGCAGCGTTCATCAGATAGACAGGGCTGCCGAGCAATGCGTTGGCAGTGGCAACGTCGCTCTCAAGAGCCACAACCTCAGCGAAGGTCGGGGTTGCGGCAGCGAAGTTCTCGGTGCCGATGCCGGTGGTCAGCTTCAGGCCGAGGGGTTCGCCATTGCTGCCGGTGCCATAAAGGCCAGCAAGGTCGATCTTGAGAGCCAGCACGCGAGCCAGGTCGTTGCGGACCATGTTCTCAACGTCGATGCTGGATTGCAGCATCAGGCGGCGGCTGTAGTCGGTGTAAGCGGCAACGGTCTTAGGAGTCAGGCTGACCTGATCCACAGACTGCTGAGATTCGCTAGGAGCGCCGGATTCAGCCACCCAGTAGGCGGTAGCAGCGCCCGACTGACGGGGAATAGCAACGTTGCCGGTCAGGCCGGTCAGCACAGTGGCGCCAGCTTGATCAAGGGCAGAAGCATTGCGCAGCAGATCGATGAAGCTGCCAGCGTCCAGCTCAGTGGCGACCAAGTTGCCGCCGCCAGAGGCGACGCCCACGGTCAGGTCACGGCGCAGCACATCCTGAGGGATGGTGATGCCACGGGATTGACGGCCGAGCTGAGCAGCAGCAGCCTCAGATGCCTCGATCTCGAAAGCAGCAGCCTCACGGGCAGCGCGATCGGTCGGATTGGCAAGGTAGTTGATGGCACGCAGGAAAGAGAAGCTGCGGCTCTCCTTCTCGCTCAGGCCGATTTCAGCGGCGCTCATGTTGACGGGCTCCTGTTTGATGTTGAGGTTGTCCAGAACAGCCGCGCGAGCCTCGTCGATAGAACGACCAGATTCGATCAGCTGGCGGCCGAGATCGGCCATGCCGTGCTTTTCACACAGGGCAGTGATGTCCGAAATGCGGGAACGCTCAGCCTCGATGGCTTCGGTCCGCACCACGGCCAGATCGGGTGTGGTGGCTTCCATGGTTGGAGATGGATCGGGTGATGGTGCTGCCGAAGCAGCGGTTTTGTCGGCCTCAAGAGATCGGCCAATCCCAACGCCGGGATCAGCCGGCACTGAGACAACGCTGATCTCATAAGGAGACCAGGCAGTAGCAACAAAATCACCACTGCCGCGCTCTTCCATTTTGTCAATGGAATAGCCAAAGGAGACATTCCTAAGAACGCCATCCTTCACATCGCTCAAGACTTCCTGAGCGAATGGGTTGCGGCTGAACCGCACACGGGCATAACCGCGACGGCGTTTGCCGTCAATGTATGCCCGCTCGACAACGCCAATCACCTTGTCAGGGTTGTGGTTGAACAGCAGCGGCGCGCCATCGTTGAGGCGACTCAAGTCAGCAGCACTGCCCTCATGGCTGAGAATCTCGTTGCCGAAATAACGCGCAACCGGATACTCAGAGCTAAAGGGGAACTCATAGGTTCGGTCTTCAACCTCATCGAAGCTGGTCAGCTCGGCGCGCTGATATTTGCCGGTGAGATTGCGCAATGCTGCGATCTTGCGCAATGTCGAGAACTTGTGTCCGACTAGGGTTTCAGTCGCTTCCCATCCTTCATCGCCCTCGCGATAAATCCGAATCAAAGCAGCAGGATCTTCAGGCGTGGCTTCAATGCTGAACTCAGTATCAGGTACGCCCAACGTGCCCTCGCGCATCACATGCTCAATCCGACCGCGAGCAGTGCCGCCGCTCGAATTCCACTGCACAAAATCGCCCTCGCTCAACTCACCAGGTTCAGCGCGCTCGGCCTCGCCGTCGCCGGTTGCCTCTTCAAACATGATCGCATCAAAGTCATTTTCACTCAGCCATTCACGCGCCTCAGCCGGCGAATAGCGCGAGCTGCTAAACCTAATCGCCTGAATCTCGCTTTCGCCTTCCTTGATCCCATAGATGAAATCAATGCCAGGACCGCCAGCATCGTTCTCGCGGCGCAGCGAATCGTACTGATCAGGATCAGTCAGCCTTGCAGCATGTTCATTGGGATAAGGGCGCTCTAATTCCATCGCGCTTCTTTCTTGTATTGCCTTGATTCTATCGGCTTTCGCGGTAGCCCAACTCTGGCCAGCATCACCGCCCCATGCCGCCCATGCAACACGGCCGGGCGATGGGTAGCCATCCTCATCGGGGCTAAAGCCTTCACCTTGCTTGTCAACCTCATGGCGCGCAAACCATGCCGCCATCGTGATCACTGTCTCAGGGCTTAACTCATCACCGCTCAGGATCTGGCCAGCACGACGCGCCGCAACCTCAGTGCCGCCAGCCCTGCCCTCATCCTTCCAATCGCGGTAACGTTGCGCCTCTTCCCTCATGCCAGCAGTAGGCATCAAATCAATCTCTTCGCCATTGACAATTGCCATCAATCCTCGGGCGCCTCAGTCGAATCCTCTAGCACTGATTCCTCTTCATACTCTTCTTCTTCCATTGGCGCGTCTGTCTCATCAAATGCCGGCACAGCCCCCATGCTCAGCGGCGCCTGCACCGATCCGCCTTCAGTCACCTCGCTCGGGTCAGTATCCAGAACAATGTCCATCTCATCAAGCATCGCAAGCTCGGCCTGACGGGCAAGCAACACGTCATCAAGATCGCCGCCCTGCTCAGAGATCACCTGGCCGAGCGTCTTGAAGCCGCACCTAACAGCAGTCTTGTACGCATCCACCTCGCGCTGCGGGTCAACCCACTCCCAGCTGCGTGGCACCCATCGGCTTGCGCGATAGCGATCAGGGTTTGACTCATAACCCGGCAGGCTCAACGCTCCGCTCAGAACCGCCATTTCAAGCCATGCCTCAAAAACAGGCTGATGGAAGTTCTCGATCATGTACCGCTGCAGCACGCGATATGTATCGCGCTCTTCAAGCAGGCTCAGGCGACTGCTGCTGTAATTGCTCTCTGAGAAGTTCTTGCTAATGCTCTCGAAGCTGACGCCCACGCCGGCAGCCACAGCGCGCAGCATCGACCTTGTGAACGGCTCAAGCTGACCGTCAGGTGCATTCAGGTCAGGAACAATGACAGATTCGCCCGGCTGCAAATACTTGAATACGCCCGGTTGAAAATCGCTCACCCGCTCGCCCTGATCCACATCGTCGCCCATCAGCTCGCCTTCAGGGCTGGTGATGAATCCCATCAGCGCGCTGCTCGCCCGTGCGCGCACAACCTCGGCCTCTTCATAGCCCTGCAGCATGTGCAACCGCATCAACGCCGATGCAAACCACGTAACGCCCCTGGTCTGACCAGGGCGCTCAGGCAGGAACAGATGAATCACCTCATCAGCAGGCACGCGCACGCGCCGGCCATTAGTGCGCGTGTTGCCGGCATAGGTATCGCCCGGATGATTCGCGTAGAAGTGATAAGCCTGCGGCCGCAGGTAGCTATCAACCTCGATGCCCATGCGCACCGTGTTGCCCTCAGCCGCCTGTGGTACGTCATCGTCAATCAGGTAATCAGCTTCAAGCACCTGCAGCGCAAATGGCACCCGGCTATCACCAAATGGCCGCTTGATCATCCGAATGAACACCTCGCCAGACTCAGCCATGCTGCGCACTAGCAGGCGTTCAATATCGTGAAAACCCAAAATGCCGCTCACATCACAGCGGCTCTTGTTCATCCATTTCTCCCACTCTTCATGAATGCGGCCGTTGATCACCTCATCTAACTTGCCGCCGCGCAGCATCCGCACCTGACCCTGATGCCGGATGCCATGGCCAATCACATTATTCTGCACTGACCGCAATGCCTGTCGTGCATAGTCGTTATCACGGCACAATTGCCGCGCCCGGTTGCGCAGTGCCTTAAAGCTCGACTTGATCTCGCTATCGGCGCTCGTGCCGCTCGTTACCCAATCAGCAGTAAGCCGGCTGACCCTTGCGCCCTGATACGCACGCCGCTGCGGCTGCCGGATCGGCTCAAAACCCATCGCCCGAAATAGCCGTGTCCGCAGTCCCATCAGCTCAGAACCTCACGAACAGATTGTGAGGGTTGCCCAGCCCATTGGCCACAAGCTCAGCCATCTGCTCGCGCTTTACCTCAGCCTTGAGCTTACTTTCAAGTTGCATCAAATCCTCAAGGCGCATCTTGGTCAGGCTGCGATTGCCGATGCTGTATTGCTGCACAGCGCCACCCGCCACAAGCGCACGGATCGCCGCCTGCACAGCGTCAAGATCCTGCTGCGCCTGGCTGCGTCCATCAAACGCACCCGGCGTGCCGCTGTATTCAAGCGCCGCCAACACGGTCAGCTGACCCGCGCCCAATGTCACCTTGTCGCTGCCGCTCGTGGCGATCGCCTGCCAATACCAATCGCCAGCGTCAAAACCTGCGCTAGTCGCCGCACTGATCGTGAACTCCCAGCCGGTGCCATACGCCACGCCAACAACCGTCGAGCCCTCGCTTGCGGTATTGGTGCGCAGGTAATAGGTCAGCGTCCAGCTCGCGCTAGTGATCTCATTTCCTAAATTGTCGCGGCCAGCATCATCGCGCCAACTGATCGTGTCGCCTGCCCTGATTTGCGCTGGGATCTTCACGGCTTACCAGTTACGGACAAAACCAGGCGCAGCCGCTGCCGGCTGTTGCTTCCTTGATCTTAGCGGCGGTTGCTTACCACTCTCAAGGCGTTCTCTCAATTGCTGCCACATCGTCGCCCGATTCATCCGCCGCCCGTAAATCAACATCGCCGCATATCCATAGACCGCACAATCAAGCGCCTCGTTGCGATCGCCCGATTTCTTCACCCATTCGCGCACAGGGAATCCCTTCAAATACCTCAACGTCTGCTTTTCGCTGGTGAGCTGCTTGAAATACTCCGCATCTGCCGCCAATCCAAACCGCAATCCGCCCGGTCCATCCTCGTTGTGACGCATCCGCCCGAACAGCGTTGTCTTGATCGTGTCGCTGCCCACGCTATACAGCGTCACACCACGTTTGATCAACCGGCCGCGCCAGTTCACATCGACCTTATTGCCCTTGCTCACAGCAGGGCTGCCGCGCTTGCTGCTGCCCTTGAT